TGGGTGAACGATTTAGCGGAGGGGACGGCAAGCAAGAACGCATCAAGCCCCGTTTCTGCCTGGTCGAATGTCCCGCTGTTATTTCGGGCGGTCAACCTGCGTTGTCAATCTATTTCAAGCATCCCGTTCGTGCTGTTTAAAAACGGAGAGAATGTCGGCAATGAGTGGCCGTTTGAATATGCCCCGTTGCCGGAATTAATTTACAAGATCGAACTGGGCTTACTATTGACTGGGGCGGCGTATGTGCTGAAGAAATACGACGGCAAGGTATTGACCGACTTACAATGCCTCAATCCGACGACCGTTACATGGAAATATAAGAACGGCCAAAACATTTACACGCAAAAGGTCGGCGACAAGAGCTTCGGCCCGTGGACGGACGACGAAGTGGTGTCATTTCGGGAGCCGTCGATGACGTCCGACGTTGGTGCCGGGGTCGCTCCGGCAAGCGTGGCCCTACAGTCGTCTAAACTCCGGTTTAATATGGACGAGTTCGCACAAAATTTCTTTAGCAATGGCGGGCAACCGGTGACACTGATAACGACCGAGGGCAACCCATCACAGGCGGAGATGGAAAGGGCGCAGAATTTCTTCCGGCGGTCGATGCAAGGGGTCGCAAACGCTTGGCGCACGATTTTCCTACGTGGCGACCTGAAGGTCACACCATTGACCCCCGACCTGTCGAGCATGGAGATGTACAACCTGAACCAGCACGTTGTTCTTGATATCGGTGCCGCCCTGGGTATCCCTCGTTCGGTGCTTGAATCGGATGCCGCAAACTACGCCACATCAGTTGCTGATATGCGGTCGTTCTGGGAGAATACGGTGCGGCCCCGGATTCCGATGTTCGAAGATGCTATAAACAATAAGGTGTTTGCCGGAGCGGTGGACGATTATCGGTTGGTGATGACTCCCGAAAATTTGGCCATATTCCAAGAGGACGAAAAGGAAAGGTCGACGTCATTGCTCCAATACGTTCAAGCCGGGGTACCTTTAAGCAAGGCCATGGCGATGCTTGGTCTTGATCCGACTGAGAACCTGCCGGAAATTGACAACGGGATTGAAGAGGTCGAAGCCGGGGAACATGAGCGACCGCCGGGGACGGTTGAGGATTCCGCCGCCGACGAAATGAGAGCATGGCGGAAGTATGAATTGAAGCGGAGCGGAAAACCGCACAGGCCATTTAAAGCAAAACATATCAACCAAAGTACCGTAAAGGCGATTCTGAGCGACTTAAAGGATGCCGGGGACAAGTTCGCCATTGAAAAGGTTTTTGATCGTTATGCGGGGAATACGGCAAAGATCCAACCGGGGGACATTGAAGCAATCACCCGTGTCGTCGATATAGATCAGGCCTTTAAATATTTAAGCGAACCGAATGTTGATGTGCTTGAAACCTTCGGCAGGTGGTCATTGGCGAACGTGTTAAAAGAGGCCCGCCGTGATGGTCCAAAATTCCGGAATGACTCCCAACGGATGCAGGAGTTCGTCAATGTGGACTTCGCTAAAAACATGACCGAAATAAATGAGACCACACGCCGAACGGCGGCGAAGGTTATTCAGGGCGGAATCGATGAGGGTTTGAGCTATAAAGAAATGGCAAGAAATCTGGAAGATGAATTTGGATCGCCGTACCGGAAGCGGATGATTGTCCGAACCCAAGTCGGCCACGCCGCCAATTTTGCGATTGATGAGGGGATGCGTCAAAGCGGGATCGTATCGGAACGAAGGTGGGTGACCTCTTTCCTCGATAGTCGAAAGGAACACATTGAATTGTCGGGGGCGACACGTGGCCTTGATGAGGCTTTTACGGTTGCCGATTATTCGGCGATGTTGCCGGGAGAGTTTGGCGAGCCAGAGATGGACATTAATTGCAGGTGTGTCTTGGTGGCGGCAAAGTTTACGGACGGGACGGAAACCGAATACACTCGACCGAAAGAAAATCGGGTGACAAAACGATACGAGGGGCTGACCGCAGAGGAAACAAAGGACATCAACTACATGAGGGGCTACGAGCAGGAGCGGGTGCGACAGGAAAACAAATTCGAGGAGGCCGTGGATCGGATGTTCCGGTTCCAAGTGCGAGAGGTTAAAAAACGCTTGCGATTGATGATGGGGGTATAGTATGCCATACGAGATTAGAAAAGAGACAGTAGAGGAGATTGAGAGGTTTTGCGTGTACAAGGTCCCGGACGGAAAAGATGTTGAGCGGATGAAATGCTACGCCGACAAAGAAAAGGCAGATGCATATCTGATGGCCCTGAATATTGCGGAAGCCGACAGCGGCCCGGCAAAAGGGTCAGCCTCAATACCTGTTGATCTCCATGCCCTCAAAATAATCAACGTAAAAGGCGACGCTGTGACCGTGGGCGGGTATGGTGTTATATATGGGGGCAGCGACTTAGAGGGAGACACGTTCAGCAAAAACACAAACTTCATGACCGAACACCAGTCGGATCGGATGCCGGTATTGTACGATCACGCAATGGGCGAAATTAAAAACACGATCGGCGTGGTGACCAAGGTCGAGCCAAAAGATATCGGCTTATGGATGGAGTCGGAAATTGACAAGAGCAAAGAGTACGCAAAGCACGTTTTGGAATTAATCGAGACAGGGATACTTGGATACTCCACCGGATCGGTTTCGCATTTAGTGGAGCGATTAGAGGGGCAGATCAAGCGGTGGCCTATATACGAATTGTCATTAACCACAACACCGGCGGAACCTCGCACGTTGGGTGTTGATTATCTCAAACAGATCGGCGTGGCTTTGCCAGACGTGACCGAAGCCGCTGAATCCGTAAAGGGCGATGAGCCGCAGACGGTAGTCGATGACTTGGGAGTCGATAGCGAGAAACTTATTATGGAGGATATTATGTCGGAAGAAATCAAAAACACAGAACCGCAGCCGGAACCGGAAACCCAGATGTATCGTCAGCCCGATGTTGAGGCGATCATTGATGCTAAACTGGCCGCAGTAGAAACCAAGCGGGCCGAAAGTGTAATATCTGAGAGCGGCGGAATCCTTACCGAACAGGAAGCCCCGGCGGTGAAAAAAGTCACGGATATGGGTGGCGATCACGACGGCGGCGAAGCGTTCAAGCACTGGGTCCGCACTGGTCAGGATAACTACTACACCAAGGCGGCCCTGGAAGAGGGAACAGCCACCGAGGGCGGCGTGTTGGTGCCGGAGGATTTATATTCGTCAATCATCGCCAAACGTGACGAGTCCAGTGTGCCTCATCGTGCCGGTGCTCTGATCATCCAGACGTCAAACGATTCGGTGGAAATACCTGCCGAAAATGGTACAGGCGCATTTGCGTTGACGGCTGAAGAGGCGTCTTATAATAATTCCGAGCCGACGTTCACCAGTAACGTCGTGTCTGTTTACAAGTTCACGAACGAAACAAAGGCCAGTGAAGAATTGCTGGCCGATGAGAAGTCGAACCTCAACAGCTTTCTCGCTGATATGTGGGGCCGAGGATTGGCCGCTATGTATAACCAATATACGATGACGGGGACGGGAAGCAGTCAGCCCGAAGGCGTATTCGTTGGCGGGACAGCCGGATTGACCTTTGATGCGGCGGCAACTATTGCGGCGGCAGAGGTGCCGGAACTGTATCACAAATTGCCGGACTTTTACTCTGAGGGTGCCGTGTGGACGACCAGAAACGCCACACTTGGCATTTTGAGGGGATTGACCGGCAATCCGTTCCTGTTCAATCCGACTCCACAGGGAGATGCTCCGTATGGCAACTTGTACGGCAAGCGGGTCCTGCTGACGGATCAGGTAGCGGCGGCTACGACCGGACTAAAATCAATCATCGTTGGTAACTGGTCGTTTTATGGATTGGTCGAACGCTCCGGGCTTGTCGTATCTCGTAACCCATGGCTCTATCAGGCGAATGGACAGGTGGCGTTTTTCGTTCATGCAAGGTGGGGTGGAGCGGTGCTGCAGGCGGAGGCCTTCCAGTACGGTACGCAGGCGTAAGTAACTGTCATTGTACTCCGGCCACGGGATGCAATGACCGGTCGGGGGGTGGAGCCAGCCCCGCCCCCCGGCCACCTAACCAAGGGACCCAATGGCCTTAGCAACGAACGCGCTTACTACTATCGCATCATGTGAAGCCGAACTTGGCTTGACCGCATCGGAACAAGATGCGCTTTTGACCCGGTACATCAATACGGCTTCGGATCAGATAGCGGATTATTGTAACCGGAAATTTTACTATACAAGCGGGATAGAGGAAAAGATTGCCGGAAGCGGGGACGCTTTTTTGTTCGTAGGCCGCACTCCTGTTACAAGCATCACGTCGATCGTTTGGCTTGGCGATGACAGTACCGTGTCGGGGTCTTTATATGAGATCTGGAACGTGGATCAAGGGGCGGTTTATAACTCAAGCGGTTGGAATTACACGAGGCTATCAGATACGCAAATAGACCGGTATAAGGTGACATATACCGGGGGGTGGATAACGCCACAGCAGGATGCGGACGATGGAGGTTTGACCCGCAATCTCCCGTTTGATTTAGAAACGGCCTGTATAAATATCGTGACGGCGTTATGGCAAAAGAAGGGCCAAGACCGAACGGTCAAAAGCGAGAGCATAATGGGTGCTTCGGTTTCCTACGAGTCGCACGATTCCGGAATGGATGCGTCAGTGATTGCGACGCTTGACAATTATAAGCGAATGGATCGCTTGGAGTTTATTGACTGAAATGTTTATTGAAGGGATGCTAACAGACACCATTAGTTACGCAACATATTCAGCCGTTGACGATGACGGGGTGTTGACGTATGGATCCGCTACGGAAGTCAAGGCGAAGGTCCGGGATATAGACGAGGTGATTTCTTCCGGCGAATCGCAAGATGGGCGGTATCGGGCCGAGATAATAACATTGACAGAAATTACTAAGCAGGATCGGATATGGTTACCAGGAGATTCAAACAGCGACACGGATCTCGCCCACGTCCCACAGAGCATTGAGTCATTGAAGAGCCTAAATTCAGGCGGTACGGTCTACAAGGTGAAACTGTGAGCAAGTTCGGGATAGAATTGTCAGGGGTCACGCCGGAAGAATTGTCCGATGCGTTGGGTAAACTCGCCAAGGCGGCTCCGAAGGAATTTGACAAATT